CACGAATCCGGTTCCATGTCTCCATGGTGCGGAGCAAAATCGTGTGGCTACCTTCCGCGAAGTGAAGCTGATATTCCGGCAGCGGGCTTACCCGGAAGTCAAACGGGATTTCCCACTCTTCTAATAAGTCATCCATCGTGCGCTGAAGGATGTCCCGCAGCATCGGCGCAACAGGCTCGAATAACGCGGACACGTACCCAATGTTCAGGGCCGCCATGTGAACAGCCTTGGCGACGAGGCCATGGGTCTTGCCAGCACCAAACCCGCAGACAAGGGCAAGCTTGCGGTGTTCCGTGTCGTCGAGGAATTGCTGCTGATGTGGCAGCAGGTTGGTTTTGACACGTGCAATGGCCTGCGCTGCTGTTGGCAGGTTTTCAGCAAAGCCAGGGATGGCAAGGATGCTGCGCTGTTGAACAGCAGCAAGGATGCTCATGCAATCAACTTGGCGAGTTTGGCCATCGTGTTGATGCAACCCAGGGCGATATGAAGCTGCCCGGCTTTACGGGCTTCCATGTGAAGCGAACTGGTCTGGCTCAGGAGATCGGCCAGCATTTGAGTCGTGTCATGCGCCCAATCTTCCCGGATTTGTTGACGGGCGAGGTTGAGATATTTGTCAGTTGTGCGATCCGTAACCCCCCATGTCTCGGACGCGTATCGAAGGCAATCAGAGCGTTTACCACCGCTTGCGATGATGCGAGCGAGGCGGCTAGCGCGATATTGAATCTCGGCTCTACTGCTGTCCCTGTTGGCCATCAGATGTCATCCTCCGGCTCATCAAAATGAGACTCAGATGGGACGCAAACAGCGGTGTTGCCGGTGAAGTCTTCCCAGCGTTTGACGATGACATCGCAGTAGGCGGGGTCGAGTTCCATGAGGCGTGCGTGGCGACGTGTTTGCTCGCAAACGATGAGGGTGGTGCCTGAGCCGCCGAAGAGATCGAGTACGACGGTGCCTGCCTCAAGGTATTGGAGAGAGAAGGCGATTACCTCAGTGGGTTTCTGGGTGGGGTGAACCGAGCCTTTAAGAGCGTTTCTGTTGACGGTTACGGAGCGCAAAACCTTGTTTTGTGAAGTCCATGCAAGTTCTCCATCAGACATGGAAAGCCCGTCCTGCCCTTTGCTCCAGTAAACCCAGCCACGAGTAGCGGGCAACAAGTCGGCAAAATAGTTGCCGCCCCAAATCAAAGATGGGACATTGAGAGAAAGGATGTAGTTGAAGACCCCGGCATCAGGGCGTTGAGCATCCCAGCCTTTGAAGGCATGTGCTTTGCGGTTGTGCTTGGGATTAGAACAGATGGATTCCTTTTGTCCGTCAATACCGATTCCGTAGGGAGGGTCAGTGACAACGGCATCAGGTAGAGAGCCGTTGAGTAGGCGATCAATGGCCTTGATGTCACTGGAGTCACCGCAGAGGAGGCGATGGTTGCCGAGGATCCAGAGGTCACCGGGTTTGGTGGTGGGGTCAGCAGGCGGCTCTGGGGCGTCGTCCGGGTCGGTCTTGCCCTCTTCAGGCTCAAGCTGTTCGACCTGTTCAAGGAGGGCCTCTACGTCGTCGTCTTCAAACCACGGGGCGATGTCGTGCTCTTCACTCAGGCGGTGGAGCATTTCGGCATCCCACTCAGCTAGGTCAGCGGTGCGGTTATCGGCAAGGGCTAGACCGACCTTTTGATCCTCCGTGAGGCCGGTGCGGCGGACGGCGATGATTTCATCAGGGTTGGCGTCGATGACACGGAGCCCTTCGATGCCCAAGCCCAAGGCCGCTTCAACGGTCCCGTTGCCAGCAAGGATGCGGTCGTCTTCGTCGATGACGATGGAGCGTGCAGGACCGTAACGCTGCAGGGATTCCTTGAGAAGGGACGCCGAGGTTTCAGTGCGCTTGCGGGCGTTTTTGTGATCTTGTTTGAGGTCCGACAGCGTAGCCATCGTTAATTGATGTATTGCGCGAAGGATACCGCGATATACAAAGTCTAGTGATTTACCCGTCGCGGGTTGGGACTACTGGGACAGGGGTGAGCCTGTGGAAAACGTTGCCGAAATCGTGCGCTGGATCACTTGCCTGCCCGATTTTTGCGGGCTAATCTCCCCTCGTTGTTTCCCGGTAATCCCCGGAAGAATCCTGAGTCCCCCGATGCGCCTTGAACTGCAAATTCCCGATGATTTGGCCGAAGATCTGGCCAGATTCAAGCCCAGAACCCTGTCCCTGCCTATGTTTTGCGCCTATCTACTGGAGATAGGTATTGACAGGGACGCTAGAGTATCCGCGTACCATGTCGGTGCGGGACACACAGGTAATCTGACAACGGAGCAGATTCAACCTACGCCTGCACAACAAGGGATTTCAGGCTCGCAGGCTGTTGGGTCTTCTGCTCCTGAAAATTTTTCCTCCTCCCAGTCATTGTTTGGGGATGGTGTCGGGAGGGAGTTTGAGGGAGGGGGTAGGAAGGGGGGAAAGCAAGAACAGCTCATCGCGCCAAGTGTCCAGCGCAGTCAGGTCACGAAGGAACGTGTTCTACGCGAAAATCTCTCTCAGCATGAGACGCTGATCCGTGAGTTTTGGCGGGTCAAGAAAGGATCAAAATCCGATAGCGCGTGGTCATTGCTTCAGACCGAGCTAACGAAGATCCAAGCCGTCCATGGTGATGCCCGTGTTCAAGAGCAGCTTGAGCTGGCTGTGAATGGATTGTGGAAGGGGATCACCCTGCGTAACTTTGAACGGTTTGAAACGCCGTCCAAAACCGCTGCTAAGGAGCCTGAGCACCGCCATCCCGCCAGTCGGGTGTTCACGGCTGATCGCGGCTTCGAGGATGACCCTACGACCAATCCAGCGTTGGAGGGCTTGTTCTGATGAGCAAGCAACGAGATCGGGAGTTCGTTGAATTGAGGAACAATGGCTTGAGCAATTCCGACATTGCCAAAAAATACGGAATAAGCCGTGAGCGAGTTAGGCAGGTGCTCGCCAAATTAAATTATGTCGGCAAGCCGGACTTCTTATATAAGCAAAATAACGCCCAGCAGGTAGAAGACCAAAGACGCAGGAAAGTCCGAGCGATACATGAATGGCAAAAGAAAAATCCCGATAAAAAGAATCGTTATTACAGAAAATACATTAACAAGAGGTTGAAAAATGACGAAGATTTCAAGATGAGGAAAAAGCTCGGCAGAAGAGTTAGAGATGCACTGAAAAGGATTGGCGGAGAAAAAAGCGGCAGAACAATGCAGCTTATTGGTTGTTCAGTTGACTATTTACGGAAGCATTTAGAAAATCAATTTCAGCCGGGAATGAACTGGCAAAACTGGACAACAGATGGCTGGCATATTGATCACATCAGACCTTGTGCGTCTTTTGATTTAACTGATCCCGCGCAACAGGCGCAATGTTTTCATTACACCAATCTGCAGCCGCTTTGGGCTAAGGACAACCTAACCAAGAAAGATCAATGGGAGGAGACCCTTAATGAAAAAAGCATTTGATCCGCTTGAAGTGCGCCTACTGTTGAGGCGAGGTGTCGAAGCTGGCTACTGGACAGTCGAACAGCTCGATCAGCCGTCAGTGGGTTGGCGCATGAATGCCAAATCCTTCGCACTGCATTACCCCAAATACCAACAACCGCAGTACCGCAACCTTCTCAGAGATGAGCCCACACCAACAGAACGAGTTGAAATCGTCAGCCCCAGAGACTTCGCGGTGGCTGAGCCCGTTACCGATCAAGTTCGACGAGGAGGCGCACCGGTATTGCTGGGAGCCAACAGGGCAGTGGCTGAATCATTCAGTGACGAAGGTGTGCAAGGGCACGAAGGATGCGTGGGCGATGAAGCGCATCATGGAGACGAAGCACATCTGGGAACCGCGTGGGAAGTCAGTTCATCTGGCGCTGGAGAACTTCCTGACGACTGGTGAACCGGGCGAATATCCAGAGGAATACAAGGAATGGGTTGAGCCGTTACTTGAGCATTCCGTTTGGAAGACGTATGAGGCCGTGGCCTGTGAGTACAGGTTGGCGGATGTGGAGCGCAGTATTGCCGGGAGCTTTGATTGCCTGCTGCGGCGCAAGGATGACCACAATCAGCTCGTGCTGGTGGATCTGAAGACCCAGGGCAAGGTTGATGCCAGTCCGTATGACGTGAGCACGCAGCTTGGCGGGTATCTGGGGATGCTGGCCCTGCATTGGCCCAAACTGTATGTACAGAAGGCTGGTGTGTTGTGGGCTAGGCCAGGGTCAACGACGCTGCAGAAGGTTGACGTGGATGCGGCGGTGATCGAGTGGCAGGGCGCTAGGGATGCGTTTCTGATGCTGAACCAACCTGAGTTCTAGGGGTTGGCAACCCCTGCGTTTAGGGGTATACTCCATCTGCAGAGATGCCACCGCACCCCGTAATGCGCAAGAAAAAACCAGCTTGGACTGCGGCAACAGAGTTCAAGGTGACCAAGCTCAAACCCAATGGCCCCAAGGACGGTCAATCCGTTGACGCTTGGATGCACGGCAAAACAAAGGGTTATCAAGACCTGATCGACAACCCCAACACCAAATTCAACGATCTGCCATGACCAACCCCAACCTCCTCCTCGGTGCCATCGCCAGCACCAAAGCTGAAATCAAGCGCCACGAAGACGCCCTTCAGGTCTTGATGGACGACCTAGCCCTGATGTACGCCACGGGCGAAATGGACGATCTCAAAGATGAAGACGGCAATCTTGTCCACGAAGCCGTCAAGGTATCCCGCTGCACCCGCACAAGTTGGCAGTACAGCAACGCCGTCAAGGAGCTTCAGCAGCTCGAACAGTTCGAGGGCGTAGCGAGTAAAAAGGAAACGGAGTATTGGCGGGTGACCCTGCCGAAGGCGGAGTTCTGATGTCTGACACTCCCGTAGACGACCGCATTGAAGCCATCCTTGGCAAATACGACCTATGGGAGCCAGATCAGTACCGCGACGCCGTTGCTGAGCTTGCTGTTTACTTGTTGACCCTTACTGAAGAGGAAATTCAGGGCAGCTTGTATCACCAGCGACTCAGGGATAAGTTCCATCTTGAAAATTGTTTGATGCGATCGGATGATTAGCGCAAACGCTGAGCGTCTTCGACATAAAAGACAGCAAGCCAAGCTGTTGGGTTTATGTGCTAACTGCTTCTGTCGACCTGCATTGCTCCAAAGGCAACGCTGCAAGTCCTGCCAAATGAAAGCCATCATCAAAGAGGCTTTTAAGTTTGATCGGAAGCGGCAAATGCTGGGCTCAACTGATGCCCGTGGATCTTGCTATGTCGCTCAATATGATCCCTCGGTCAGGAAGGCGTGGACGGCGCAAATCATTGGCAAATGGTCTGGCCGGTGCTTCTATACCGGTCTTCAAATTGAGATTGGATCAACCGCTGGGCTGAGTTTCAAGTTGCCTGCCTCTCGGGCGGATGAGTTTGGCCCTTCAATCGTCTTCCATCCTGACAATCTGGTGTGGTGTCATCAGGGCATTGCTCTGTTAAAAGGCAACATGACAGCCACCAAATTCGAGTCTTGGTTGAGCGCAGAATTTTTGCCTTTGCTTCAAAACCAATGAATTT